ATCAAGTCTTTCAAGTTCTTCAAGGGGGATCCCCACGGCATTCTTGATTCCATGGGTTTCATCAATATCCAAATACAGAAAATAGTCTCCGAACTTGCACATTGTGCGACACCAGCCGAATAAGTTGGAATCGATATTCAAAATCTTGTGATATAGGTTATCTAAAATGACCTTAATCTCGTCGTTGGTGCAATCAATCTTGAGCAACGGGCTAAGAATCGTAGAGGTGGTCATCTCGTCTGCGTAGATGTCAAGCGAAGAATTGATCTCTGGCATATACTCCATCTGATCAAAATCAAGATAGCGCTCCTGACGGTTTTGGTTAGCCATCACCTGGGCGCTAAGGTTATCGTACGGGTTGTAAGACGTTCTCTTAAAGTTTAAGCCGCCGGCAGACGTAAAGCTGAACTTGTCTAGCTGAGCGCGGCGATAGCGGCGCTGCATCTGGACGCGGCGATTTACAATAGGACCAGAGAGAAGCCGGGTGAGTCGCTTGAATAGTGGGGACTGCGGGTTCCGCGGGTTCTTCAGATTCGGGTTTCCTCTTTTACTTTGAGCCATGTATTATCCTTTGTACAGCCATGAAAATTCTTGATATTGTTTAATGATCTCTCGTTCTGTTATCTTATCAAAAGTGCCGCCACTTTTATAACCTATTTGTCCACGAATTTGAGTTTCTAGTTTTGTGTTCGAACAGATCATTGAATCTATACATGCCTTTTTGTATTCAATATTCTTCGCATTTGCGACAAAGGCTGTATCTCGTACCCAGCAAGCGATTGCCAGTGCGATAACGAGGTCATCATTATAGCCACGCATCGCTTGGGGCTTGCCATTGTTCCAAATAAAAGTTTTGATTTCGTTTAAAGTACGCTGTGAGTATATGGTAATTAGTTTGTTTCTGATAAACTCTTCTAATTTCGCTACGATGAGCGGACGAGTTTTCATAGAAGTGGTGAAGCCGGGTATAGAATTCGTCATGCTTTCAGCTACATGTTGCTCGACGTATTCATGTGAAGATTTAACAGAGTGGTAAATATTTGGATATTCTTTATCGATCAGTTTTTCTAAAACAGAGAACCCAACGTTATTGTTTTCAACAACAATCATGCAACTCCCGTATTCTCGACCAGACGCGTCCAAGACTTGAGCGAACATATCCAAGGTCGGCTTGCCGTGATACTCGGCAACTATTTCTAGCGTTTCTAGCTTCAGAATGTGGAACACCGAATGGTCTGCTCCATCGCCGCGGGCAACGTCAGCAACCAGAACATAAGAAGAATCCGGTTGGTACTCTTCCCAAATCCAGAAGTTGCGATCAAAGCCTGTCCGGTGTTTCGGCTCTACCACCGTGGCAGCAATCCTTGCAATGTCGTCCGGATGGATAACCGTGTCGCCGGAAGTATTAAAGTTGCACTCGAACTCTTGAGCAATCTGGCGGCGGGACATGTTTCTGGTTTCTTTGTCAAACCATAGTTGGTCGCGATCGGGGTGCAAGTCCCACATTAACTTGATTGGGCTGAAGTCGTTCTCGCCAGTTTCGGCATTACTGTAAATGGTGTGAAACCAGTTACCGACACCGTTAGGAGTTGACAGCGCAATGCATCGACCACCAGTTGAAATCGTAGGATACAAGCCTGTCCACAGGTCACCCAAGCCCTCAATGTGGGCTGCCTCGTCAAGCACCAATAAAGATAGCGCCTCGGAGCGACCGGCATCACCAGAAGTCGAAGACGCTTTAATCTGCGAACCGTTAGTCAGTTCGAAAGATGTTCGGTTGTCTACTAAGATTGAAGATATCTGCATAAACTCAGGCAAGCAACGCATCATAGCTTTCACTTTCTTCACCAAGTTGCCGGCTGTGCTGAACTTCGTGGCTATAACCAGGACATTCTTATCGCGATGGAAGAGCATCAGCCAAATGATATAGGCTGCTACAATTGTAGAAATGCCCATCTGGCGCGCCTTGAGAATCACATTAAAGCGGTGATCGCGGAAGGCGTCCAGTAGGTCTTGCTGGAAATCGTAAGTTGCAAACGGAATCAGCCCATGAATCGGGTGAGAGATCCGGCAGTAACTATTGATAAAGTAAACAGGATCTTTCCCGCACTTTAATATTTCTTTTATTTGCTCTTCTTTGGATAACGAATAAGTTGCCATGCCATCCTAATCGTTCTTTCTTGTAATGTTAGACGGCTTCTTGGCACGCGGATACTTGTCTTTACCGATGGCTAGCCAATCGCGGATAGAAGAATCAACATCGCGTACGCGACCAGCCTCGGGACCGTCTACTCCGGTCAGTCCCCCGATCTTATACATCTGGCATGCGCGAACCGATGTGCGGATGCGAGAAATATACTCGACTACCACATCGCACTCGCCTTCCTTCGAAAGAGTGAGAGCATTTCCAGTAATCTTCTTGTATTCGTTACGGAGATACTTAGCAACGTTCGCAATCCTCTCATCGATGTCGCTCTCAAAGCCCTTCTCGTGTACATGTCGTAGCATGCAGTCGTACTGATAACTGACAATCAATCTGTCGCCCGAGATACGTACGTTAAATCCGTCCATGGATCTCGAATCTGTAATGATGTCGCCTTCCTCACGGTGCAGCCCAATCTTACGCTCTTCGCCATCGTAAGAATACTTCTTGTCATGGGCGCCGTCGTAAGAGTTTGCCGCGGCTTGCGAGATACCTCTGATTACTTCAAGTGTTGTTGCCATTTGTTTTTTTATCTCCTGAATCTGGGCGCCATCCGGATCCCCATCGTTCTTCTCTGTCCTCAACGTGTTGGATGTAACACGGAAAGCAACATTTGAACTTGTTCATATACACGTCATCTTTTGGATCAAATGAATACTCACTGCAGACGGGACACGTCCTATTAGTTTCTCTATTAAGTAGTTTCTGAGAAACTAAAACGCCATTGACTTCTATCTTCTCGATTTTGCGTTCTAGTTCTTGAATTCGGAGGTTCGCAGCCCTTAGCTGTTCCACGAACGCAGCCTCTTTTTCTGGAGTCCAGTTTCCGCGCGGATTTTGAACTGTTTCTTTGCCGTACTTTTTGGCAATTGCCTGCTCAAGCTTAACGACATAGTTGGGATCTTTTTTTTCAGTCACTTTACTTCCCCGACGCAGACAAGACCGCGTATACAATCCCCAAAGTTACTGCAGCACCAGTGGCGGCGCCGCCGGCAATCCACCAGACGCGATTGGAAGGGGAACGCGTCTGAATAACTCGTTGTAGTTCTACAATTTCTAAATCTTTCTGAGTAGTTACCAACTTGTACTCTTCGCTCAGCGCATGGTAGCGTGCATCAGCGCTGCCTATCCTAAGCTGGAAGTCTGTTGACTGCCTGTCTATCTGGAACTCCATTTCTAGATCGCACTCTGCTTGGAGAGCGCCTGGCATTGCTATTAGCTCCGCAGTGGCGCGAAGATTAAAAAGCGTTCCGCGGAAAGGAGCCGGCTGTTGCCAGTCTACAAACGTAAACTGTGGAGACGGATTGTCTTCTGGTTCTTCAGCGATCGCGAGAGAAGGAAACGCTAGGCAAAAGGTTAATAATACTCTATTCCACATAGCCAAACCCAAACTCTTCTTTGATCTTTTCAGCCACCCCTGCAGGATGCGCTGACCACTCTCTCTCTATGTCGTCTACTCGTCGTGATCTCTCTCTTCCCAACTCATCGCGGCTGAGATCGTAGTTCTCTTCAAGTTCCCTAATGTCTACAAGGTACTCATCCAACAACTCCTGGCGGCGCTGAATCTCATCTCCATGAATTGCCTTCAATCCCTTGAGTTGTTCTTCGTAGCTGCTGCGCGCAACTTCCATGGCGTCTTCAAGAGCTTTATAATCCGCTCTCATTTTCATGAACAGTGCGCAGGAAAGCGCCAGAATAAGTAAAATCTTCCAGTGTTTAATCACAAAAGGCAGCACGTTCTCCCACAAAGAGAGGACTATTACCTTCACGGCTTGTAACTGCGGGATCACGAAAGTCCTTTTAGTTTAGCGATTCCGTCGATTACCGCCTGTGTTCCGATATAGATACCGGTCACAATGACCCATCCTTCTGAATCTACTGCGCCAACATAGGTCAAACCTGTGCAGGTTAGCCACGCCATAAACTTTCGTGAGATCATTTTCTCAACTAATCTATCTAACTTTCCTTGTATATACGCCATCATTTTTACCCCTCTCTTCCCTTTATTCATTCACGCAAGCATAACCATCAACGTGATCAATGGTGATTTGAGTATCAACACAATCCTTCAGACTATCCAAGTGTGAAATCAGAAGCACTGTCTTAAAGTACGTCTTAATTAGTTCCAAAATACGAATAAACCCTTCCATGTTTTCTTCATCGAGAGCAGTGCCCGGTTCATCGAGGATAAAAAGATCACCCTTTGGCAACGAGGAAACGCTGAGAAGCGACAAACGAATAGCCATAGCAGCCAAAGTTTTCTCTGCGCCCGAGCCCAGTTCAAGCGGGCGGGCTTCGTGGCGGGGATGCTTAATGAATATATTCATCTTCTTCCCATCGTCTTCGAAGAAGATCTCAAAGTCTACGATGTTCGCTAGCACCTTGGCGATCTCCTCGTTGATAACTGGGAGCTTCTTCTTAATAATATCATAAGCAATACCGCTGGAATGCATGCAGCGCATGTACAGATCGTATGCCGAATACTTACGCTGAAGATCTGATAACTCTTTCTCTGCTGCTTGCAAGTTTTCAAGCTTGCTCTCGATGGAGCCATGATCCTTATGCAGTTCCATAAGCTCGTCTGTCAGTTCAGAAAGTTTATTATTAGAGGCGCTTAACTTGTTCTCGGATAGTTCGCGGTCAGCGAACAGGGCTTCTAAGTTTTCAATAGCATCACGATTTTCCTCGTAGGCTCGTTCGCTCGTTTCAAGTTCTGCAATCTCTTTTTCGATGCGCACAATAGATGTTTTGTTCTTTTGCACTTGCAGGCGACATGCGGAGATCTCTCCGGTCAGTTCAGCCGACTTTAGCATCAACTCCTCATATCGCACTAGATGACGCTTAACGCGTTCGGGCTCCATGCCCTTGATCTGTGCTGCTGCTTCCGCAACCTTTCCTCGAATTTCAGTAATAACCTTCTCGTTCTCTGGAAGGTTCGCGACAGCCACATGAGCATCGCGGATAAACTTGCACTTAGGGTACTGTGTGCCGCAGGGGATTCCATCCAAAAGGGTGCCCTTCTTCTCGTCGCGAACTTGGGCAGTCTCCTTGGTGGCGAGATCCGTAGCAAGTAATTCCTTGCTCTTAAGCAAGTCTTCGGTTTCATTGTGCTTTTCCCGATACTTCGTAATGTCGAAACCCTCGATAAAGCTATCCATGCGGATCCGGGTTGATTCCTTTTGGTGGCATTCGGTCGACAGTTCTGCATTCTGAGCACTGAGGGCACCCGCCCTGATGCGCTTATCCGATAGCCTCTTCTTGACACCAATAATGTCTACGATGTCTGGTGGTACGCTGTCAATCTTGCGCACGATGTCATCAAAGGTCGACTTAAAATAATCGCGACGTTCCTTCGTCGCAGCCAATGACTGCTGGCAGACTCCCAGACTTTCCAAAGTGCGCGTTTCTTCTGAGCGCAGTTCAAGAAGCTCTGCTCGATAGTCTCGCTCTTCCAGTCGCCTGAGAGCGCCCTTCATGTCAGCGCTGTCTTCTTTCGCCAACTTGAACTTCTTCTCAAAGACTTCTAGATCTAAGAACTTTGCGAAGATCTCTTTGCGGCGGGTTGTCCCCTCGTTAATAAACTGCAAAGCGCCGTGCTGTGAAGACATCGAAGACAACAAGAAGTCGTCAAGGGTACCCACGATCTTGCGAATGTTCTTGTCTGTCTCATTGCGAGTCAGTCCGTTCTCGCTAGTGGTTTCACCGGTGACCAAGTTTTCTGATGTAAACTCTAGATTTGTTTTTGCTTCTAAAGTCTCT